AAGGAGGTATGTTAATTGAAAATCACAGATAAACAAACAATGAATGATACTGAATATAATATAGCCAAAGGCAAAGAATATCCTTATCACGGGAAAGCACCACAAAACAAAGCCGAAGCCGCGGCACTTGGAATATTATATGACCTATGCCACAGAGTTGGGATTAAATGGGAGTTAGAGAAAGTTGAAGATAGTATTCGTAGAGAAATAGTTGAATCTATGGCATTTATTATACGCCAACTCCCCACATTCCGGGCATCGTGCTATAAATCCATCGCCGTATGGTATGGGCCGGATTATTACCTGCTGTTTGCAGGATAGACAGGCAACGGCTTTCTCATTGGTATGTTTGATTATTTGGGATTGCATGGGGTCAACTCCTTTATATTTTTTGCAGTTGGATGATGTTTTAATAGCCAGTATGCTTCATTTTCATCGATAGCGCATGGTATGCCTGTTTTAAAATATCCGTGATCAGATACCGTCAAGCAGTGGCCGCCTTCAGCAAGGGTAAAACCTACTCGTTGAGTATCGCCGGAATAACCGTCCGGCATGACTCCTGTAACAAAAATTTTATCTTTAGCTTCACGGTATTTCATTTCTCACCTTCCTTTTCCAGCCATACCGCTATAGCTTGCCGGATAATTTCCGCCATTGAAACCCGGCGCTTAAAAGCAATTTGCCGGATCTGCTCGTGCATCTCCTGTAAATCAAGGTAAAGTTTAGTATTCGTTGCTTTCATACAGTACGCCCTCCTTTCGGTTTTGTTACTCAAAATACGAATTATAGCCTTTCCAATATTGCCTTGCATCAGGCATAATACCTTTTTGTTTCATCTCTAGGTAGTCCCCTTCAGGCATATCCATAGAACTGTTAACCATTTCATTAATGTCTACAGGTTCAGAACATCCTTCTGTCCGTGCCATATGTTTTGCATATTGTCTACCGTACCAAAAAGCTGTTTTTGTCATCTTCTTTCCCTCCTTTTATTTCCCGGCCTTGCCACCAGGGTATGGTGTTTACCGCTCCCGAAGGAGCGTGACTCACACTTATTAATATAAGCTATCTATAATTTGTGTACCGAATACTGTTACAGCAGCAAGCATTGCATCGTTCATTCCCAAGTTCCAGGTACATACGCCTTGACAGTCTTTAATGCTGGTTACTGGGCAGGATTTACACTGTTTTCTATATCCGATCTTTTTTGTTTCTATCCCTTTTGACTGATTGTTTTTCATCTTTTCCTCCTTTTTATTTTGTGTTGCTCTCATATTATAAGTATATCACATTATAACAATATGTCAATATAAATCGACATTTATTTTTAATTATTTTCACTTTTCCTTTTATTTCAGTGGGTTATGAGATAAAATAAATTTATGTAGGCCCCTTTATTGATTATATATATAGTAGAGTAATTCTTTCTTTTCCCTACCACTTTTAAAATTACCCTTCAAAACTACAACCACCTAAAATAATTCAACAATAAATTTTCATCACCTTAAAAAAACATTAACACAAGTATACAAGAGTATACACAAGCAACATCAAAAACTATCTGAGCCTGTTATTAAAATCTCATGGCAGGAAGAACACTATCTGATGTGCAAACAGATTACACCGCTGTCCATGCCGCATATCTCAAGGCTGTTGAGCTTGAGCAGTTCGGCGTGGGAGACCATACCGGGCGGAGAGCAAGCGCAGCAGACCTCTACAAACAAATGATGACACTCGATGCTGAGATAAAACGGCTTTCACGCGGGGGTTTTCGCATAAGGGGCGGGTGTCCAGTTGGCTAAATACACCGCACATATCGGTAAAAAGAAAGCTATCGAGTTTGAGAGCAACATCATAGACCGGGCGGTAAATTTCATTGATCCTGTCCGTGGCGCAAGACGTTTACGATCCCGTATGGCTCTGGCATTATCAGAGACATATTACGCAGCATCGAAAACTAAAAGAAGCCTTTCAGAATTTAACCCGCAGGATTCAGACCCCAATTCAACCCTGCAATTCGACCTTGACACAATGCGGCAGCGCTCAAGGGATATGATCCGCAACATCCCTCTTGCAACCGGCGCAATCAACACCGTATGCACCAACGTTGTAGGCAATGGCCTTGCTCTGCAATCCCGGATAGATAGAAGCATCTTAAACATAACCGACGAACAGGCGGACGCATGGGAGAGCAAAACAGAATCGGAATGGTATTTGTTTTGGGATAGCGTCGAGGTTGATGCAGCCCGGACCCTGACAGGTGCAGGTATAACGGAACTGGTATTTAGACAAGCACTTGAAAATGGCGAATCTTTTGTAAATCTCCCACGTATAAAAAGAACCGGCCCCTATGACCTTAAATTACAGGTTATTGAATCCGACCGGGTATTAAACAAAGATAACACCGGCAATACTGATACCCTGTTTATGGGTATTGAAAAAGATTCAAACGGCGCTCCTACCGCTTACCATGTCTGCAACCAATTCCCGTACAGTCTCCTATCGTTCGAGGGCATGAAGTGGCAGGTTATCCCCACGTATGGCAGTAAGACCGGCTTAAGAAATATGATTCACCTTTTCCGGGTGTTGCGCCCCGGACAGACAAGAGGAATCCCTTATCTCACACCCGTCATTGAATCTCTGAAGCAGCTCGGAAGATATACAGAAAATGAACTCATGGCCTCGGTTATCTCGTCAATGTTGACGGTGTTTATTAAAACCGAATCTGGAGAAAGCAATTTTGATATCAACGAACTCGGAGTTGAGACAGGCGCAAAAGCAAGCGACAAAGACATTAAACTCGGCAACGGCGCAATTATTGATCTCGCGAAAGATGAAAGCATTGAAACCGTAAATCCTCTCAGGCCGAATACGGCCTTTGATCCCTTCGTGCAGGCAATCCTTAGACAAATCGGTGTAGCCCTTGAGCTTCCTTTTGAAGTCCTGATTAAGCACTTCACGGCCTCATATTCGGCGGCAAGATCGTCGCTCCTTGAAGCATGGAAATTCTTTAACGGGCGGAGACAGTGGCTTGCTCTCAATTTTTGTCAACAGGTTTATGAAGTCTGGCTATTCGAGGCAATCGCAAATGGCAGGATCGCAGCCCCTGGATTTTTCAATAATCCTCTTATCAGAAAAGCATACTCAAGTGCCGAATGGATAGGCCCGGCGCAAGGGCAGATTGATCCTGTTAAAGAAGTGTCGGCAGCAGAGAAACGTCTTGCACTTACCTTGACCACGCAGGCGCAGGAATGCGCGGCAATCGGGAACGATTGGGACAGCGTAATCTCGCAAACTAAAAAAGAAAGAAAGCAAAAGATAGATGCAGGTATTAACCCGGATATAAACCAGAAAATACAGCAGACACAAGAGCAAGACAATGAAGAAGATCAAGGAGGGAAAAACCGTGAAAGTGATTGACATACTTACGTCTCCTTGGGCGATTCTTCCAGAAAAATTAAGAGAAATTCAGGAAATATACAGCGTCCATTTGCGCGGAGACAAAATCGACATAAAGGGTATTGAGGCCAAACTTGGACAGCCCTTGAACAACGAACAAAAGCCCTATCAAGTCGTTGACGGTGTGGCATTAATCGAACTTAACGGCATCATTGCAAAGCGCATGAACCTGTTCACCCAAATATCCGGCGGTGTATCAACCCAGATCACCATGAGAGATTTTCAGCAGGCATTCGCAGACCCTGAAGTCTCGGCGATTATCCTGGCTATTGATTCACCTGGCGGAACGGTTGACGGAACAGAAGAACTTGCAAACGCTATCTATGACGCCCGGACACAGGACACAAAACCCATTATCACCTATTGTGACGGTTCATTATGTTCCGGAGCGTACTGGATAGGCGCAGCAGCAGACAGAATATATATAAGTGGCAGCACTCAGCAAGTCGGCTCTGTCGGCGTTGTTGCAACACATATCGATTACTCAAAGCAGGAAGAAAAGGAAGGAATAAAGACCACAGAAATCTTCGCAGGTAAATATAAACGCATTGCCTCGGAATATGCGCCCCTTACCAAAGAGGGACGGGCATATATGCAGGATCGCGTTGATTATTTTTACTCAATCTTTGCAAACACAATGACCAAATACAGACCTGGAAAGCTCGCTATTTCGGATGACGGTGTTCTTCCATGGGCGGAAGGAAGGGTTTTTATCGGTCAACAGGCAATAGATAACGGGCTGACGGACGGTGCGAAGTCTCTCGATGAATTAATCAGGCAACTCTCGCAGGAAGGAAAAGCAATGATCACGCGGGAGCAAATCGAAGAAGAAACTCAAAGGAGGTTACACAATGGACATAACGGCTGAAAGTTTAAAAACAGCATACCCGGATATTATGAAGGGTATAGAAAGCGCAGCATATCAAAAAGGACTTTCCGAAGGCTTGGCAAGGGGCACGGATGAAGGCCTTAAAGCAGGCATTGAAAAAGAAAGGACACGGATTCAGGCGGTAGAGAGTAGCTTACTTCCCGGTCATGAAGCTCTTGTCGAAAGCATGAAATATGATGGCGTGACAACCGGCGAACAGGCAGCAGTCAAGATACTCCACGCTGAAAAGGCACTCAGGGAAACAAAGTTACAGGACTTTAGCAGTGATAAGCCCCCTGTTGTCCCCGCTGTTGACGCTACGAAAGATGAACCAAAACAGGCAGAGAAAGCCAAAGAAGGTGAACTCCTGACTGATGAGCAGTTGAAAGCAACATGGAATGCAGATAAGGTACTTCGGGCCGACTTTGGCGGAGATTTTGAGGCTTACAAGGCCTATGTAGAGGCAGAACAGGCCGGGCTTGTCAAAATCTACGGTCAGAAAGGAGGTAACTAATCATGGCAAAATCAGCAGACGGATATCCAATTTTTGAAATAGGCCCGATAAACACACTTCCCCTTGAGGCAAGCGCGGTAATATATCGCGATAGCGCAATAGGTGACAACGCCTCCGGTTATGCCGAGGCTCTCGTCGCCGGGGACTCTTTCAGGGGCTTCGCAGATGCCCCGGTTGACAACAGCGACGGCGCTGCAGGTGCGAAAAACGTTGATGTCATAACGGCAGGCTGGAAGCAGGTAACAATAACAGGCATAGCAATAACTGACGTAGGAAAACCGGTTTATATGTCGGATGACGACACCTTCACCTTGACAGCAACCTCCAATTCTCTTGTAGGTTTTGTTTATCGCTATGTCACAACCAACACCTGTATTATTGAGTTCGGCGTTGACACGACCCTTCAGGCCTCGGCAGTAAGTACCACAGCCGTCACAGCCGTAGCCACAACTTCAGCTTCAGCAACCTCCGAAGGCGTGTATGGCTATGATAGTTCAACACAGGCGGATGCAATCGTTGAATCTCTCAACGCTGTAATTACCAAACAAGCGCTTCTCGTCACGGCAGTAAACGCTATGCTCGCAGGACTCAAGAGATAGCATGAGTATTTCGGTAATATACGCCCTCTTTTGTGTTGTTGTGCTTCCTCCCTGGATAGTACAGCAGCACTTGGGGGGGCGTTCTATACCTTTCATTCTGGCAACATGCGGTTATGTTCTTTATTCGCTGGTTGTCGGGGTAAATATCCCGGTAGACAACATAACTTTGATTGTCGGATGTATTGCGGCATGGTTAACCGCGTCGCTCGTTTGGTCGGACACTAAAAGAAGCACTTTTGAATTGTTTAACCTCTTGGCCTGTCTGGTTTTATTTATGGCAGCCCGTACAATACCACTTATGATAACGGCCCTTGCTGTTTTCTCAATGGGTACAGTTTTTGCGGCGCTGGAAACATACTATGTTATTAAGCGGCGCAGACTCCCGACAGTGGATGAAACTATAAGTTTCGGCAATGGTAATCATACCGGCGCTTTTATGCTCACGAGTCTTTTTGCCGGTATATGGCTTACAGTCAATCTGTCAATGTGGTTTATCCCCTTCCTGTTTTGTATACTTTTTACTCTCATCATATCCCGGTGCAAGGGTGCTTTTCTCGGCGGAATTGTAGCAGTAATAGCAATTTTCTTTGTTACAGGAGCTTGGCAAATATCGGCGTTAATCCTCTTGTCATGTGTGGCGTATGTTCTCAGGCGATTTGGAACAATCCCGAACGCTAAAGCATCAATCGGCGGGCGGATATGGATACACCTCGCAGCTATTGAAATGATAGTCAAAAAACCTTTAACCGGTTGGGGCTTAGACTCATACCGGAAAGAGTTGCCAGATATAAACGCAAAAATTCAGAAAGGGAAGCTTTATGATTATGTCGGCGAAAAATTAAATGACAATATGAACGCCCGTTCGCATCGAGTGCATAATGACCATCTTGAAATCATGGCAGAAGCGGGAATCCCCTGTTATCTGCTTTTTGTATATCTCTTTTCAAGCATCACATATGATCCTATTATACTTGGTTTATTTATCGCTTTCATAATTCACGCACTTTTCTTTTTCCCTTTTCGGGAAGTCCATACAGCCGTTCCTTTTTGGGTAATCATGGGATCAATGGCAGGCGGAACGATAGGCGTTGTCTCAATGCCCATATTAGTTAAAGCCCTTATAGCCTGTTTTGTTGTAGTCGTGGCAATTCAAACACTTCATAAATTCCTTGGACAATGGTACTCGGAGAAAGCAAAAACTAAACCTGGCATCACTGAAAAGGAAAAACTTGAATGCATTGATATTGCACTCTTACATGATCCCCACAACGGCGGTTATTTATCGGATGCGGCTTATTATTATTCAAAGGTTGACCCTGTAAAGGCTTTCTCTTTTGCTCAACGGGCTTTTGTCGGCTATGACGGCAAGCGGGTAAAACACGGCATTTGTGATTTGTTCGCCCGGTGTCTCATTGGCGCCGGAATAACAAAAATATGTCATTGGGCGGAGGATCAGGCACTATGGTTACAGTCTGATTTCCAACCGGCACAAACTATTAAAAAGTATTTATTCATGGAAGAGGCGAAAAGAAAGCCGTGATTGATAAATTCCTCAGCGTTCAGGACATGCTTTTTATCTGTCTGATTGTAGGCAGCGGAATAAAGATTTACCAATTTCACAAGGAGGGCAAGTTTAAAAAGAAGTAGGCAAAAAAGTAGGTATCGGCGCAACCGTTGGCGGTGATTCAACGGCGTAACAAAGGGCAGGGCGTCCTTGTTGGCGTGAATGAATTTTAAAACACAGAAAACAAGGAGGTTCTATCATGAATCAGTATCAGGGAATTACATCAAAAGGCGTTATCGGGCAGTTTTACGCAGCACTTCGGGCAGATTTGGGACAGTCATGGATATCAAAAGTCGCAATGAAATTTAACAGCACGCAGGAAACAGAGACATATAAATGGTTAGGCATGGTCCCGGCTATGCGTGAATGGATAGGCGGCAGACAGCCCAAAGGACTGAGAGAAAACGGAATCAGCATCACAAACAAGAAGTATGAGTCAACCCTCGAAGTCAACGTTGACGACCTCAGACGGGACAAAACCGGACAGTTAAGGGTAAGGATAGCGGAGCAGGCAAGACGCGCCAACTCTCATGTGGCTTCCTTACTGTCAACTCTTATTCTGGCAGGCCCCTCGGCGGTTTGCTATGATTCACAGTATTTTTTCGACACCGATCATAGCGAAGGCGACAGCGGGACACAAAGTAATGCTGTTAGCGTTGACATATCGGCATTACCCGCAGCAGTCCACGGTTCAACATCCGTGCCAAGCCGCGAAGAAGCTGTCCAGTCCGTGTTACAGGGCATAGCCTCAATTATCGGTTTCCTTGATGACCAGGGTGAACCTATGAATGAGGACGCAAAGAATTTTATTGTCATGGCAGCTCCGCAGAATCCTCTTTACCTTTGCCTCAATGCGGCTATATCGCTTGATAACCTTGCCGCAGGCGTAGCAAACATTATACCCGGAAGCGGGTTTAATATCCAGATGGCCCCTAATGCCCGGCTTTCAAGCTGGACAGACCGTTTTGCAATCTTCAGAACGGATTCACAGGTTAAGCCCTTGATCTGGCAGGAAGAAGAGGGCGTGACCATAGCGGCAAAGGCCGAAGGGTCGGAATTTGAATTTGATTATGACAAGCATCAGTACGGTATTAAAGCCATAAGAAACGTTGGCTATGGCTACTGGCAGCAAGCTTGTGAAGTGATTTTGACCTAAAAAACAAGGGGGTATGTGTGAGCGTATTCGATAAAATATTTGGATGTATATTAAATACCGTGGAAGAAATGTCTATTGTGCGTTGTTGCAAATGTGGGCGCATAATTGGGCATACATCCGAAACAGTACCAAATGTTGAAAGTATGAATCCGTATCAATTAAGACCCCCAATTTATTGCTTATCATGCGAAACAATATCAATCAAATCAGGAGGGGAGCAGATCCCCTCCACAACAAAAAAGAAGGAGTGTCATGGAACTTTATAAAGTTTTAAAACCCATAGAATTAAAAAGAGGTTTTGTTGTCGAATTAGCAAAAGATCAAGCACTACCGCGCCTGCATAATCTCAAGCCCTTGAAAAAAGATAAATATGAAGTCAAGGGAGAAATTAGTTTTAAGGCCGGTGAAGTTATAGGTTTCAACCCGGACAAAATAAAAATATTTGCCGGTGTGTTGGAGCCTGTAGAAGAAGTACAGGTAGCGGTAGGTAAAAGAAAATAATACAAGGAAGGTAGGCTATGCCTTATAACCCAATAACGGAAGTTGCGCCTCATTATATGACTCACGGTCAGAATACCGTAGGCGTAACGGCGGAGAAACTTGTTGCCGCAAGTGAACAAAGACGGTCTATTCTCATTCAAAATTGTTCAGCAACAAATGATCTATATATCGGCAATGCAACCGTGACAACCTTGAACTCGGTTAAAATCCTGCCCGGTGAATCCCTTACTCTATATGTGCTGTCTGCTATATACGCGGTAGCCTCGGCGGATACTGTTGATGTACGCTATTTGGAGGAATACTGTGGCTGATATAACCGGCGGATCAATAGCGGCAGTCTCGGCACGGGTTACAGCCTTGGAGGATAAATATGTTAGAGCACTCTGGTTTAAACAGATTGATTCAGGAGCAAGCGGAACGGTTACACCCCCGACAGGAGGGGCAATCGTCCTCGACCAATGGGCCGCAGGAATCGACGCAGTCACAAGTACAGTCACGTCAGGCGCAAGACCGGATTTCGTTAGCGCAAAAAATGCGGCAGGGGAAATTATTACCGCCACAATGGACGCTTCCGGCAATTGGACTATCTCTGATACTCCATCTGCTTACCCTATCGCTATTATTTATGCTTATGAAGTAAAGCTTGAGGATTTTGACAGAACATATGCGCTCGTTGAGGAAGAAGTAAGCCAGGCAACGGGGCCTTTAAGCACTCCCACCTTTGCCGATCTGACTTTAACCGGCCTTACCGCCTCATTGCCGGTCTTTTCTGGCGCCACGAAGAAACTGGAAAGTAAATCGGCAGCAGACGCTTTTGCAGCGATAAAACAGAATGCCTCTGAAAGTGCAACCGGGGTTGTTGAATTATCAACCGACGCTGAAGCGGTAGCAGGAACCAGCACGTCTGTTGTTATTACTCCGGCAAATCTCAGGGCGGTTGTACCTGACGATGCCGCCGATCAGACGTTAAGCGGCACGCCTGTAATTTTGTCCATGAAAGACAAAGACGGAAATTTATATAAATGGAAAGGATACCCGACAGGGGCATAAATGAGAGGGCATTAAATTGGAAAATTACATAGCTCAACACGGATGGTTGTTTTATTTTTTTGCTGTGTTTCTTGCCAGCGTTGTCGCTTGGCTTGTTAAGCGTGTAGCGGATAGGGCCATGGATGCCTTTGATAAGGTGGGGGCCTCTGTATCAGATTTATACAACAAATACAACGATCATGAGCATAGGTTGTCAAGCATTGAGGGGGAGCACAGGATTTTTACACAGGTTAAAAAAGGACACGGTGAATAATCATGACTCTCAAACAAGAACTGATCCTTGATGAAGGGAAACGATACAAAGTTTATAAATGCTCTCAGAATAAAAATACGATAGGCATAGGTCACAATATTGATGCCAAACCTTTACCGGCGGACATACAGTCATATTTGCAGCAATACGGGCGCATCAATGATGCAATGATAGATATTCTCTATGATAAAGATGTTCAGGATGCTACAGACGATTGTCTTAAGCTCTGGAAGAACTTTAATTCATTCTCAGTCAACCGTAAAAAGGCGCTTATCAACGTAATGTTCAACATGGGTATGTATAAAATACGAAAGAAATTCCCTTCATTCTGCAAAGCGGTGAATGCTCAGAACTGGCAACGGGCAGCGGATGAACTCAAATACTCAAACGGCCTCACGAAAAATAGGCTATCTGATTATTACATTCAGGTGGGCGAAAGAGCAGACAGGGTAATAAGTAAATTGATTGAGGGATAATATGTGGAACTTTTGTAACACCAATAACAAGGTTAATGAGGTGATAACATGAGCATCATATCAGATATATTTGCTGGAGGGGCTTCAGGAGTCCTTGAAGGAGTCGGCAAACTTGCAAAAGATATAAGAACGGCAATAACCGGGAAAGAACCCATAGACGCGACAAAAGCCGCAGAAATAGCCCTGAAAGTGCAGGAGCTTGAAGGCGCGATAGAGCAAGGAAGGCTTTCCATTGTCCTTGCCGAATCTCAGTCACAAGACAAATGGACTTCGAGGGGCAGACCTCTGTTTCTCTATGTGATTTATATCATGCTGTTATCCGGTATACCGATGGGTATTGTTTATGCTGTGTCGCCTACGACAGCGGCAAATATCACAACAGGCTTTCAGGCGTGGTTAAGGGCGATACCGCCTGATCTGTACGCTCTATTCGGAGCCGGTTATCTCGGCTACGGCGCTTTCAGAACATATGACAAAAAACAGGGTTCGGCAAAATGAGCATAGAAACCATCCTTGACACTGCCATGGCAGACCTTTTTAACACAGTCGGACAGGATGCAACATATACGCCTGTTTCCGGGGCGGCTCTTCCCTGTAAAGTCTGGGTTCAAAAAGACGTGGAGCTGCAACCTATAGATTTTACCGGGCAGGCAGTAGAAACGTCAACCCTCATCGAGTGCCTTTTATCTGAGGTCTTAACCGTACCACAAAGAGGATCGACCTTTCTTGTCGGCTCGACAACTTATACCGTCCAGACCGTCCAGAAAAATGACGGTAGAATATTAACTTTGGTGGTGAAATAATGCCAGCCTTTGAATGTCGTGTTGACCAGGTACAACTTGAAAAGGCAAAGCGTGTCTTTTCCGGTATGCCTGAGTTGCAGCGCAAGATTCATCAACAGGCGCTCAATAAGACCATGACAGGGGTGAGAACCGACATGGCAAGGGCAGCGCAAAAGGAAGTAACGGCGGCATATGGAACACTGCTTGAATCTGTGACAATCAAGAAGGCGTCCGCCAACGATCCCTCGGCGTATGTGAAGTCAAAAAGCAAACCCTTGCCGCTGGTAAAGTATACGGTGCGGCAAAAAAAAGACGGAGTCATGGTGCAGGTTCTGAAAAGCAAACCTGCCACACTGATAAAACATGCTTTTATTACAACCATGAAAAACGGCCATAAAGGAGTTTTCTGGAGATCGTACAAGGGAGACAGAAAGCCTGTCAGCAAAAAAATACCTTATGGGGCGTTGCCGAAAAAATACAGACTGCCAATAAAGGAACTATACGGACCTTCCACGCCGGACGCTTTAAAACACATGGGCGTCCTCGACGGTGTTTTGAAACAGGCTGACGAACGTTTGCACACTGCATATGACAGCGTGCTTGATAATGAAATGAGGAAATTATGAGCAATACCAGGCGTGAATCAATTATTCTTGCTATTCTTGCCAAACTCGCAGAGGCGATAACTACAAATTATTATAACCTTAATTGCGGTTCAAATGTATTCAGGTGCAGGCAAAATGTAGACCCTGAAGCAACTGTCCCGGAAGTCCCATGTTTTAACGTGTGGCCTCAACCTGAGGAAGCTACAAAGGATTACGGAAAGGTACGGCATGTTATGCCTATCCGTGTTGAAGGCATTGCAGAATTCAGCACGTCAAACCCTTCTGTCATTGCTGAACAAATTCTCGGTGATCTTATCGAAGTTATGACCGGCATTGAATGGACGCTACCATTTACAAGCGGAGGCACATACGAGGTTAAAGCGGGCGACACAATAAAAGGGCATACAAGCCTTGCAGAAGCCCTTGTCGTTGCTTCAACAGTTACATCCGGCACATGGGCGGGTGGTAATGCAGAAGGCAATTTAACCTTGAGACGGCTAAAAAAAGAGTTTCAGGCAGAGAACCTTGATGTCGGTACAAATTTAAACGTGGCGACAATTACAGGCAGTATAACAGGCGTGAACCCGGTAACATCCACAACGGGCGGATATGCAGACTCGATAGAATACGCAGCAGGCGGGACGGACAGTTACCCGGAAGAAGGCCACAAGACCGTTGGAGCCTCGGCGGTGTTTAATATCCAATATGTCACAAATCAAGGAGACCCTTACAATGCAGAATAAAACACTTATCGTTATGGGTTCGGCGCCATGTCTTATGTCAGATTTGGCAAAGGTTAAAAAATACAAAGCTGATTATATGGCGGCGAACGAATCGGCGGTAATGTATCTTGACCCGATACAGCACCTTGTAACTTATCATCCGGTATTTTTGCCGGGGTATATTGCTGCAAGAAAAGCCCTCGGCGGTAATACCGATTTTATCACTCACGCTCACAAGGGCTTTATCAACCCGGATACGCTCAAAGAGGTAGTCAGTAAAATATGGCCCCTCCCAAAAGTCAACCCCGGATATACTGATTTTTTATCCGGCACTTCAACTCTTTTCGGCGTTGAGGTAGGCCTTAACCTTGGCTATGAGAAAATCATTGTATGTGGAGCTCCGATGGAAGGGGAATACGCCAAATTTCAGGAGGCATGGAAAAGGGCGTTACCACTGCTTAAAAATAAAGTAGTTTCAATGTCCGGTTGGACAAAAGAAATATTGACAGTGAACGAAAAATAAAAACAGGAGGTACATAAAATGCCAACAGCAGAAAATGCAAAATTGCAGTACGAGGCCGGACAAAGTAAGGTAGCAATGGCAGCTTTGACGGACAATGGAGATCATACTTATTTCAAAAGCAGCGATAACTTTTGGTCAAAGCGTTCAGGTTACGAACCGAACGTTAAACCGGACGGACTGGCAACGGGCGGGGCGGTGACTATCGCAGCCTCCGAGACAAACGACTGTATAGATGTTGCAGCCCTTACTTGTTATCTGGCAGGTGTACTGGTAACGGTTGTTGCTGACACGGATGTCTCAAGCGCAAGACCTTCAGGCGGATCACCGGCGAACACTCACATTATCAACTCAATTACAGTAACGGCAGCCGGAGCAATAGCATCGGTGGCAGGGACTCCCGGCACTTCTTTTTCGACAACAAGAAACGCAGCAGGCGGGCCTCCTCTTATCGATGTTGGAGCCATTGAGATCGCACAGGTAAAATTCACCTCAGCAACCCCCGCAGCAGTTGACGAAGATGAAATATTTCAGGTTCCCGGCGACAGCATGGAACGCTATGACTACCCGACATGGACGGAAAACCGCAGTTATGTCACAAGCGGTATCGCCGGTTATGCAGGTGTAACTTTTGACTCGGCGTTACCGTTGATCCATACCGGGCCAACAGCAAAGCCGGTCTATGCTGAATATTATGAACCTTCTTTCGCCAATGTCCCGAAGTCTTCAGACTTTGTGCCTCCTGAAGAAAGCCATAGCGTTTCTTCTTCTCAGATTTACGGCGGCACAGTGGGCGCTTCTTCTAAATCTCTCGGTCAGGGCAGCTTTACGGCTTTCCTTGAATCCGGCGTTTATGAAGGGTTTGAACAGCTTAAAGGCGAAAATCTGTGGTTTAAGTTCTACCCGGACAGGACAAAAAGCCCCTATATCGCATGTCAAGGCATCCTCGGAGTAACAAGGAGCTTTCCTGCCGGCGACAATATCAAAGCAGCTTGCACAATCTCCGCCGAGTCAGTGGCGGACGATATGGCATCATAAGGGGAAGGGGGATATATGGCATTTGACACAAAAAGATTTAAAACGGCAAAGTTTGAAGCTCGTGAAGGCCTGGTGAAAGTGCCGGGCCTTGCAGCCTTTTTCCCGGAAGGAGAAGAACCAGTATGGAAAATACGCGGACTGACAGGCGTTGAGCTTGGCAGGGTGAACGAAGCAGCGGAAAGGTACAGAAATATAGGCGCAATTCTTGAGGGGCTTATATCATCCGGGGCGATAGAGAAAGCAGAGTCCATAAAAAAACTGGTCGGTATGGGGAATGACACCCCGGCGGACATTGTCAAACGCATGGATATGCTCGTTGTGGCCTCAATAAGCCCGGAAGTTGATGAAGACCTGGCGGTAAGGCTTTGTGAGAAGTTCCCTGTTGAGTTTTTTGATATTACAAACCAGATAACACAGCTCACAGGGCAGGGCCACATTCTGGGAAAACAGAAGCCCTCTGGGGAGACGAAAGCGTAAAGGCATCTCTTGCGCTATGTCACTTGAGGGGGCGTTATCTGTATGAAGCAAGGCCGGACATCTTCCCGGAAGGGTTTTTGACGGTCACGGAGATGGAGTTATGGGAGAGGTTTTATAGCGACATGCAGAACAAAAGAGGTAAATAAATGGCAGACCTGACAAAAACAGTCTCAATCGTGTTTGCCGGTAAAGACGAGTTATCCGTCACAACCCGTAAACTCTTTATAGAGTTAGGCGATTTTGGCGGGGGGGTAGTTGCCCTCTCTGGCTCATTGTCGAACCTCGCCGATAAGGTACTGATGCTTGATGCTGCTATGAATGTTATTGTTATAGGCGGTTTGCTTTATGCCTACAAAAAAACAATAGAGTTTTCATCGGCAACGGCGGATCTGAACAAGGTACTGAGTGATACTGAAAAGGTTTATCTGAAAGGCGCACAGACAGAAGCCCTAAAACTGTCAGATGCTTACGGCGAAAGCTCAAGCAAAGCATTGCAAAGTATGGCAAATTATAAGCAGGCAGGGTTTGGAATACAGGAATCCATGCAGCTTACAAAGAATAGCCTTGATCTGGTAATTGCCGGTGATATAGAAGCAGGGGAAGCAAGCGAATACCTCGTATCTATCCTGAAAGGGTTCAAAGCCCCCGCAGAGGACGCTGGGCGTGTAGTTGATATCTTAAATGAGGTATCAAACAACTACGCAACGGATGTGAGACAACTTGCAATCGGCATGGCTGACCTTTCACCCATTGCTAAAACAATGGGCTTTTCTTTAGAAGAAACGGCAGGAGTATTAACCCCGGTTATTGAGGTTTTTCGTTCCGGTTCCGAATCAGCACAAGCCCTGAAAACGGGATTATTGAAACTTATTGACGACTCGGCTCCTGTTCAAGAAGCCCTTGCGTCAATCGGTGTCTCTCAAAAAGACGCAAACGGACAATTGAGATCAGGAAAAGATATTTTGCTTGATGTATCAAAGGCGTTTCTTAATCTTGACCAGAATCAAAAGTTATTTGTCACTTCGCAGCTTGTCGGAATATTACAGGCCGGTAAAATGGTAGAAGTTTTTGACGGCATGAACAAATCAGCAGAGGTAACGACGGCGGCACTCGGTGCGGCAGGATCGGCAGCTAAAGAAGTGGCTGTAAGGCTTGCAGAGCCCGAAGTTGTTTTAAAACGGTTTGTAACAGGAATAGAAAATATTGCTATTGCGGTGGGCGGCAAATTCAAGGATTCTTTAACGGGAATTGTTTCCGGGGGAATTGAAGTTGAACAAACCTTAAGGGGCATGATTGACGATGGTACTTTTGCACCTATCTTTGATGCTCTCAATAAATTTGCAACACAGGCGAAAGAATACCTTTCCACAATAGCAAGCAACCTCCCGGCGGTAATGGCACAGATTGACTGGAATAGTGTTATCAAATCCTTTGACAACCTCGGCACATCCGTAGCAGGGGCATTTAAAGCTATATTTGGCAACATAGACCTTACCACCGTTGAAGGGCTTAGAACCCTGATCCAGAAGCTTGTTGATGGTTTTGCGGTATTGAACAATGTAACGGCTGGGATAATTGACGGCATGAAGCCTCTGTTTTTAATGATCGGGGCAGGCGCCGACCAATTCAGCAAAATGAGCGAAGGAACCGCCGACCTCGTCGGTAATATCCTCGGCCTTGCAAAGTCATTTTATATAACCACGACATATTTACAGCCCATGAGTGATGTATTCACGGTGCTTGCATCCTCAGTTTATGTAGCCAAAAATATTGGAATCCTTGTAACATCGTTAAAAAGTATGGAACTTGGAATGATTACCCTTAATGCTGTTATGGCGGCAAGTCCTTTAGCTTTGGGAGCTTTTGCGGTATCCGCAGGAGTGGCAGTTGGGGCACTGGCTCAGTATATCCCTGGGGTAAAAGAGGCAGGCGAGGGGGTTGGAGCATGGATATATGACCTATTCCATGCAGATGAAGCTCAGAAAACACTTGCAACCACTACAACAGACACAGCCACAACAATTAAGAAATTCGGCGATACAGTAAAATCAATCGACGGAAATGTAAGCGTTGATATCGGAGTTACCGATATAAGCTCTCCCCTGAAAAAGATTGATGAAGTGTCTAAAAGCCTTGCAACTATCCCGGAACAAAAAAAGGTCGATGTATCACTTGACAAGGAAAAAGCAAAACAAGCCAAAGAAGAAGCAAAAGAGATTGAGAAATCCCTTGAATGGAAAGCCAAGCTTGACATAGCGGAAATCGAGGAAAAATCTAAAATAGTTCAATCCATCATAAAGTTTAAGGCGGAAGTAGAAATCAAGGAATTTGAGGAAGGGACTAAACGCATACAATCGGCTTTTACATCCATTGATAATACGATAAAAAGTACCGGTGATACGTTGTCAAATATGTCCACCGCCTTTGCTCAAATAGGCTCCACAGATTTTCTTGGAAAATCCTTGTTATTCCAGGTTATGAATAAAGAACTAAACATTCAGGAAGACGCGGCAAGGGCGCAAATAAGATTAATAGATGAGCAAATAGCCATGTCACAAAGCAAAAGGCAAAAAATTGACTCTGGAGGCGCACTGATAAGTATTAATGCGGACGGTATACAACCGGAAATAGAGGCTTTTATGTGGAAGATACTGAACAAAATACAGATCAGGGCAAACGAAGAAGCAAGTGAATTCTTGCTGGGGTTACCGGCATGATGAACACAATCGGCATATCCTCTGTAACCGTTGATACCAGCGGAAATGTGATAATAGAACCCAATGCAAATACAAAAATAAAGGCGAATTCAAGGCGCGTATCCCGGTCAAAGACTCTTGACGGCGGCGTGGTTATCACGGACGGCGGATATACCGACGGCGACAGGACGCTTGAAATACATGCGAACGTAACGAAGGCCATATGGGATAAAATATGGACAATATTTAAAACCTATACCCTCGTTTACGTTGCCACTGAAGACGGCTTTTATTCGGCAGCTATAGAATCGGCGCGGTATGAAGAAAATGAAGCTGTGTTGTTAATCCTTGTTAAAGAAAAACTAAGTACATAGGGGGAATCATGGCGATAGTATGCACGGCATCAAATCACTTCAAATATCAACTGGCAAAGAAACTGCTTGATTTAAGCGCGGATACAATTAAAATCATTCTTATGAACAATACTTTTGCATTTGATAAAGATGCTCATGCTGTCCTGTCAGATGTTACGGCGAATCAACTGGCTACTCAATACGGCTACACTCAGGACAATAAAGAGCTTGCAAACAAGGTTGTTACCGAAGATGATACAAATGATAAGTGTTCCCTTACCTGTGACGATGTGACATGGACGGCGGCAAGCGGTACAATAGGACCTACCGGGGCGGCTTGCCTCATTGATGATACGGACGCTTCAAAAACTGTAATAGGCTGTATTGACTTTGGAACTGATTATTCAATACCGGACGGCAGCAGCTTTCAGATGCAAGATATCGAAGTTGATATAACATAACAGGCAAGGAAAACATGCCCGGTTTAGATAATTATACAAAATTACTTCTTCATTGCGATGGGGCAGATGAGAGCACAACATTTACAGACAGCTCCTCGTTTGCTCATACAATGACACCTGCCGGCAGCGTGAAGCTCGATACCGAATATAAACAATTCGGCAGTGCAAGCGGGATCGGCGCGGATGACTGGGGGAATCTCTCTGCTTCGGACTCTGTGGACTGGTTCTTTAATTATAATAATCTCACAATAGATTTATGGTTGAGGTTCTTATCAACAGGAGAGTTTTATATTGAGCAGGTACTTGATTATGAAACGTATGCAGATACATGGTGTATAACGATAACGGAATCAAGTTTTAAGTTTGAATTGACTCAAGGTGGAGTGTCAACGTTTTCGATAGCGGCGAGCCCCACTTTATCAGCAGGTACATTTTATCATTTCGAGCTGGTCAGAAAAGGTGCAACATCAAATGATTGGCTTCTGTTTATCGATGGAGTCGCACAAAGTGTTACGATAACCGGCGATCCAAGTCTATCCATACCGGATTATGATGCCCCATTAATGATATGGCCCTATTTATGTAATTTTGATGAGTTAAGAATATCAAACGGGATTGCAAGGCATACAGAAAACTTTACACCAGAGACAGAAGCATATCCGGATGATCCTGTTATAATTTGTTGCCTCCCTATTTCATGTTCTGTAACCCTCAATGCGAACATTCAAATGGCCTTGAAGTGCGTCCCGATTTTAAGTACTATCATTATTACGGCAGCAGTAACACAATTTACAATTCAGAACCCTTCTCTGTTATATTTTTTCACCCTTACCGGTGCCCCGGACGGTTTAGCGGATGTCGTTATCCCTATCAAATCTTTCCAGGCAAGACATAGAAGCGGTGATCCTTCCTATCTTTCCGTTGTCATTCCCGGCCTTGATTATGCCACAGCGATAGCGGCACGCTCAAACGGCGAAATGGTTATACACATGTCAAAGGCCATGAGGGGTGTGATTTATCATACCGAAGAAATTATCAGGGTAGAACTTGAGACAATCCGCACGGATGACGGCAGCACAAATGAGTCAATAACCCTTGACGGGCATAAAACCTCAACATACCCGGCTAAGACCATAGCCCTCGAAGGCGTGAATTATCATTCCGTCAATGATGGCAAAAAACTTTACAGGTGTGCAGCTCCAAATATTTATTTAAGGCCCGGCGATACGGCAACGTATGGCGGAGATTCTTTTACTGTCGGGCTTGTAACATATTATGTCGGCAACGGGCAGCAATCAATGGAAGTCAGCGAAGCGGATATATAGCCATGGGGAAGGGTACTATCCTATCCCATACCGGCGACGGTCTTTACAGCGTTACTCTCAATCTTGACCGGGCACACGTCACGGCAGAACTGGCAGCTCTCCCAGTCACTATAACCGCCCTTGCGATACTGATAACGAAAAAACAAGCTGAGATAACAGCACTTGAGGCCGAAATTGCAGCTCTTGATCCCTTCAGCGATGAGTATAAAACAAAAAACGATCAACTTATCCGAAAGCAAAAAGAAGAAAGTTTTCTTGTTTTAAAAAAAGCATCCTGTGAAAAAAGAAAGAAATACCTCGAAGACAACGTGCCCGTTGATCCTGATGTATCGGCCTGGTGCGCTGATAAGTCAACGGGGCTTTCCGGTGAGGTAGGCATTATTGAAGTGCCTGGCGAACGGAAAACAATCGTCAACATTCAACCCGGCTATGATGGCAACGCCATTTATGATGATGCCAGAGACGGACAGTTACAACCCTCCATTGCCGGACTCGAAAATAATGTGTTTTATAATTGGGCGATGCTTCCGGGCTGGCAGAAATGGATGCCGACATACAGATATGGCACAATAACCGCTATAGACGGGGACACCTGCGATATCACCCTCGAAGCGGCTACAAGCAGCGCAATAGGAGCGAACGGCGATTGTATGAACATTAACGCTGTTGATGAAATAACGGGCGTTCCAATTGATTATATGGACGTGAATGGTGCCGCCTTTGCTGTTGATGATGTTGTCCTGATTAAATTTGACAGCGTAAAGGCAGACGTAAAAAATGCCGGCAACTGGGCGAATGCTACGGTTATTGGGTTTAAAGACCATCCTAAATACCCGGCGGGGGCAGTAATGTATGTGCAAGTTTACGATGAAAGTTACAACATCGCCGGGTATGTCGGCCTTGATAAGGACCTTAATGTTATTGAAGAATTGAAAACCTCAATTACGGTATCCGATCCTGAAATCGTTGGAGCCATAACACGAACAAACGGAAACACCGGGACGAGCTACTGGTCTAAGCTATGGTTGGCGGGAAATCTTATCAAAGAATATGCGTGGGTTTATACTACTCCAAACTATACAGGTACAAGAGATGCCCTTCGAGATGCTAAGGGCGCATGGTCTTCGTCAAGTGTAAATTGCTATTTTAGGGAAGACATAGAGTATAAGGGAACTGGTGATTTAGCCCTTAAAAAAACTTACGTTGTGATTGATGGAGTGGAACACCTTCTATATACTTACGACACAGAGACGACTTTAGGGTATTTTTCTAATGACCAAGGATATATGCTACTTTCAACGGGTGAATGGGACTGGCAGGAAGGAATAGGCGCTTTTACCGTTGATGAAGTCCTTAAATATATTGGCGGTAGGCATATGGCTTCTTATGGTCAGGAAGGCCATTATACACAGATTCAGGAAATATTTTACTTTGACGGTACGACATTGGTGCATAAAGCCTTTCCGTCTTATGATGTTGTGGCGGGGTATCAACCTTTCTGCTCATTTGGTGGATCAGATTATTATATTCAGGATCAGGGGCCGGTTATGACGTTAGCAAAATAAGCACATATAGTATCTCATCAATATATCAATCCATATCTTGTGTAGTGAAATAATTTAAAAATATGTACGATTTTTCTTGTATTGTCTTGAGCGATAAGTTTATAATCCTTTTGTGGGATATATGAACAAATTAAACTCTTTAAACTCTAAAAACTCAGAGAAAACTAAAAAATCTATTCGGGGCCGGGGTGTTGACGCAACTCAATATCATGTATCCCACAAATACGTCCGGCTCCGTATTAAACTTGTGGAGGTCTTTATGTGGTTCGTAATTGGCTTAATAATCGGTGGCGCATTAGGCTTTTTGTTAACAATAGTAATTTTAGGCGGCAATCGTTGACAGATAATCATCGTAGCACTTCTCATAATAACCCCCAAAAGACCGGGGTTCATCCTCCAACCCCGGTCACTTTACAACCTATCACTCCTCAGGCACTGGAGAGGGTAAAACTGATGATGATTAATATTGCGGTGGATTTATTGGGCGATAGAGACCCGTTGGATATTGTGTATAAGAGAATGTATGAATATCTGGACAAAGAAATAGAAATATCGAAAATGGAGGGGTAAGCCATGAAACTCTTATTGAAAATAGCAGCAATCCTCTTGTTAATCGCTTTCTTCTTGCCGGTTAGTTTTGAGACGGTTGATAACGATTATAAAATTCTGAGGCAGGAGCAAATGAGCAGGGCTGCATTAGACGTGTCAGACAAAGATTGTCCTAAACGGTCTTGTTATTGGCCTCGTCCTGATCCGGGTGTGTTTACCCAAGGGCAGGGGTACAAGCAAAGAAGTGGGAAACAAGAGTGGCTATGTGGCAATAGGGAATTGCGGGGATGCCCCGATCCTAAGCCGGTAGTAAATAAATGATGTTAAATCAAAGGAGGTAACAAAAATGAAATCGAAAACAATTAAAATTGATGATGTTGAGTATGTAAAAAAGGATTCATTGATGGCAGAAAAATTTGGTGATTATGTTATTGTCCGAACCCTATCGGCAGGGGTACATTTCGGACATTTATCAGAAAAGTCAGGGCAGGAAGTAATTTTAAAGGACGCTCGTAGGATTTGGTATTGGGATGGAGCGGCATCGTTATCTCAGATGGCTGTTGATGGAGTCTCGAAACCTGAAAATTGCAAATTCCCCGTAGCAGTGCCGGAGATAACATTATTACAGGCCATTGAAATTATCCCATGCACACAAAAGGCCGTGGAATCAATAAAGGGGGTGCCGATATGGGAAAGATAAATACTGGCGATGGCGATGGCTATGGCACTGGCGATGGCGATGGCGATGGCTCTGGCTATGGCTCTGGCTATGGCGAAGGCTATGGCGATGGCTATGGCGATGGCTCTGGCGATGGCGATGGCGATGACGATGGCTATGGCTATGGCTAAAAATAATCCGGACGATGATTATGCCTGATACCTCTACGGAGGATAAGGATAAATGATGTTAAATTGTTGGCAGTTTTAACCCGTCAAGGGAAGGGAGGTGAAAACCTGATTTAGTTTTTCGACAGTGGAAAGGTTGAAAAAAAGGCAAAGGAACAATAGTTTCGCAACCGGGGACGGGTTAGAGCGTCCCCGGTATTAAAGGGAGGAAAAGAAATATCATGAAAACAATAGCATTGCAAAAGTTAACGCTTAAGGATTTTCAAGGGGGAAACTTTGTCTTTGCCCCCGATGGAGATGACACAAGTGTTTACGCTGCCAACGGAGCAGGAAAAACCCGCCTTGCTTCAGCTTTTAGCTGGCTCCTTTTCGGGAAAGATTCTATGGGCAGGTCAGATTTTGAAATAAAAAATCTGGATAGCGAGGGCGAACGGGCACATGGATTAGAGCATACCGTTGAAGGGTTTCTATCCGTGGACGGTACGCCCATCATACTGAAAAGAACATATCATGAAATTTGGACAAAAAAGAGAGGCACAGCACAAAGCACTTTAACAGGGAACACAACTGATTACTGGATTGACGGCGTGCCAGCGCAATTGAATGAATACAAAAGCTATATTTCTGAGATCATGGGCGATGAAGAACGGGTTAAACTGCTTACATCTCCGACAGCTTTCCCGGCGTTACCATGGCAACGGCAAAGATCGTTATTACTTGAAGTATGTGGAGATATAACGGACGCTCAAGTTATCGCAACAGATGAAAGCCTTGCACCTTTGACAGAACTATTAAAAAGATACACAGTCAGCAAAACCCCCTTGGATGACTTACGAAAAGTTGTCATGGGTAGACGAACAGAAATCAATAAAAATATAGACCAATTACCAATTAGGATAGACGAAGTCTTTAGAGGTCTCCCCGACATAACCGGTTTATTTCTTGGAGAGATTAAGGGCAGTATTGGGGCACTTGAAACATCCATCAATGAAGCGAAGTTGACACTACAGGGCGTTGACAACGGCAGTACGATTGCTGATTTGAGTAAGAAGTTGGCTGTTGTCAACGCCGATATAAACAAACTGGAAAATGAATATTATGAAGACGGTATGAAAACCGTCCGGCGGATAGGTCAGCAGATAAACGATATTAAGGACGGAGTATCACGTAATCAGAGAAACAACGCTGACAAGATAGACAGAATCAAAACCCTGAAAGACAGGATAACAATCATTGACACACAGATAGAGACATTGCGTCAAAGGTGGTTTGATATTGACGAAGAAACCTTTCGGGACACGACGGAAGATACCTGTCCTGCTTGCGGTCAGTCCTTACCGTCTGACAGAGTAGAAGAAGCAAGAGATAAGGCAAGGGCAGCTTTTAACATGGTTAAAGCCGACAAGCTTTTTAAAATTGAGACAGATGGCAAAGAGCTTGCATCAGAAAAAGAGAAGGCAATAAAAGAAGTTGAATCCCTTATCCTTATCGAAGTAAATGCAAGAGAAGATGAAATAACAGCACTGAATATACAATATGATGCTGTCAAAGCCGCTGCAACGGATTACAGCATCATCCCCGGACATGCCGAACTGGTGGAAAGGAAGAAGGAAATTGAAATAGGCATAGAGGCGGAAAAAGAGAGTATTGCTCCACAGAAAGAAATCATTTCAGAAAAAATAAACAAACTTGAAGAACTCTTAAGGGCTTCGAAGGCAGACCTTAACAAATTCACAGAGAGAGGAAAAGGCGAAAAGAGAGTCAACGAACTCAAAGCCGAAGAAAAGACCCTTGCCAAAGAGTTCGAAGATCTGGAAAGACAGCTATTTCTTATTGAAAGCTTTATTAAACGGAAAGTATCACTCCTGAATGAGCGCATCAACGCACGTTTTAACCTTGTACGCTTCAAATTATTTAATCAGAACATAAACGGCTCTGTTGAGGATTGTTGTGAGATTACGGTTAACGGCGTGCCTTTCGGGGGCGGCCTGAATAGCGCGGCAAGGACTCAGGCAGGTTGTGAGATCGTCTCCGTTTTACAGGAACACTACGGCATAGCTCCAGTGATTTTTGTTGATAACCGGGAAAGTTGCACGCTTATACCCGAAATGCAGTGTCAGGTTATCAGCCTTTACGTGTCGCCGGAGGATAAGGTTTTGAGAATTGAAGCAGCAAGGAAGGAACGGAGGGCGGTAGCATGAAAACGGTAAACATATACAAGGCCCAAGGGATAGCAGATAAAAAGGTTGAATCCGTCCTTCTTCAATTTAATGTTGAAATGCCTGAATTTAAAAGTATGCAACAATCAATGGGCATATTTCAAAGCGAATCAATGGAATTAGCCGATGTTCTTTGCTCAACGCTTCCAGGGGGAACGCTTGACAGACTCATAGCTGAATTATTGCAGAGAAGGGCAACATCATTTGTTGTACCACTGTTTGAAAAGAAAGGATAGCGGACAATGACCCGTAGACTTCTTAACGAACCTACCACTTGTACCAAATGTGGGAAAATACTTCCTTGGTCGCCGGAATTTTTCGTAGGGACCAGCAGGAAAGGATATCCTGTTGGATGCCAGCAACCGTGTAGAGAGTGCGCCAATGCATACGGAAGGAAGCGGCACCAGGACAATAAAGAAGTTCAGAAGGTGCAGAAGAAACAATGGCGGGCCAGAAATAAAGAGGAGATAAAGCTATCTGCCCATAAATATTATGAGGCCCATAAAGATCATCATAACGCCATAACCAGAGAGTATCATGAGACTCATAAAGATATCCTGAAACTAAAATGCCTAGAGTGGAATAACAACCATGAAGCACAGAGGCGCACCACTTCAAAAGTTTGGTACGAGGCCCATAAAGATCAAAAAATAGTGTCCGCTAGAGATTGGAAGAGGAAAAATCCTCTTGCGGGACGGATAAACAATCATCGCCGAAGGGTTCTTATCAAGAAGGCCATTGGGATTCTCACTAAGGCCGACATCGAACTTCAATACAAGAATCAAAAGGGTCAATGCTGGTGGTGCGGTGTGAAATTATCGGAGAAATATCATATAGACCATAGGGTGCCCCTTTCGAAGGGTGGCCTTCATGACCGTAGCAATGTCGTACTCTCCTGTGCTCATTGTAACCAGAGCAAAGGGGCACGTCTCCCCCAAGAATGGGCGGGGAGGTTGTTTTGATTGTAAATAGACCATATGTTTTGAGAGATTATCAAGAAGCCGCAGTCAGTGCAGCGGTATCTTTCCTCAAAAGCCCGGTTAAGCACAACGCAATAGAAGTGCTTCCAACTGGTAGCGGCAAAAGCTTAATTATTGCCAACATTGTGAAAGAGCTTGGTGAACCGGTCTTAATTTTCCAGCCTTCGAAAGAAATCCTTGAGCAAAACTTAAGTAAGCTCGAATCATACGGATATCGCGCTGCGGTTTATTCAGCCTCGAAAGGGCGTACTGAGATATCCAATATCACCTTCGCCACCATTGGGAGCGTGGTTAACAAAAAAGAATTATTTGCGAACTTCAGATATATCATTGTCGATGAATGTCATGGAGTCAACGCAAAAGAGGGCATGTATAAAACATTCTTGAATGCCCTTACTGATTATGGGGCGAGAGTCCTCGGGCTTACCGCTACTCCATACAGGCTTGCATCAAATTCCTTCGGCTCGGAACTGCGGTTTTTGACCAGAACGAGACCGAAGGTATTTTCAGAGATGATTTATCACGTCCAGAATAAACAGCTTTTCGATAGCGGTTATCTTGCAAAAATAGAATATGCAACCAGTAACGGGTTTGACAGATCGAGATTAAAAGTAAACAGCACGGGTGCAGATTTTACAGACGAATCGGTGCAAACGCAGTTATGGGCTTCGAATCTACCAGATAAACTGGTGCAAGTTATTAAAAGAGAAATGAACCAGCGTAAGAATATTCTTGTCTTCACAAGGTTTGTCGATGAGTCCCGGTATCTTGTAAGCAATATCCACAACTCTACAATAGTGACAGGAGAAACACACAAGAAAGAACGGGAAAAGATTATCAACGGATTTAAGGCCGGAGACATACCAGTGGTTTGTAATGTTGGTGTTTTAACAACCGGATTCGATTATCCTGAATTGGAAACAGTCATCATTGCACGTCCAACAATGAGTCTTGCACTATATTACCAGATGATCGGCAGAGGTACAAGGCCTCATCCAGAGAAGGAGTATTTAAGGGTTATTGATATGTGTGGAAATTATGAGTCATTTGGCAAAGTAGAAGATTTGGAAATATGCGACGAAGGGAATGGAAAATGGTTTGTGGGTAGTAAGGGAAAGCAATTAACGAATATCATTGCAGATAATAACAAAAATAACAGGAGGAACAATTATGGCAGCAGAAACAACCGCAGCAACTAAGACAGCAACTAAAGCAGCAACACCAGCAAAGACCACAGATACAACGGTTGTTGATATTGTGGCAAAGAATATACGGACATTTATTGAACGTGGGGAACTTTGTCTCCCTACGAACTACAACGTTTCAAATGCACTCAAGGCGGCATGGCTAATTTTACAGTCCACACTGGATAAAGAGCAGCACCCCGCGCTTGAGGTATGCACAAAACAGAGCATAGCTAACGCCCTGCTCGATATGATTGTTCAAGGATTGAACCCGATGAAGAAGCAGAATTATTTCATTGTATACGGAAAGACTCTTTCCTGCCAAAGAAGCTATTTTGGCAGCATGGCAGTGGCAAAGATGGTACAGTCAAAAGTAGATGACTTTGCCTTTGCAGTAGTCTACGAAGGAGACATTTTTAAATACGGCATTAAGCACGGCAAAAAGATGGTAAACGAGCATGAGCAGGAATTACAGAACATAGACAAAAAGAAGATCGTAGCCGCCTATGCGATAGCTCTCGATAAAGACGGCAATCCTTTTAAAACCGAGATCATGACAATAGACGAAATTCACCAAGCATGGAAACAGTCGAAAATGGGTGTATTTGACGATAACGGAAACGTTAAAAGTACCTCTACCCATGGCAAATTTACTGCCGATATGTGCTTAAAAACAGTTATTAATAAATGCTGCAAGGCAATTATTAATGCCTCTTCAGACAATGCCTTATTGCTTGAGCGGATAAATAAAAATGAGGATTTGGCAGATCAGGCAGAAGTAGAAGAAGAGATTGAAGAGAACGCAAACACCGGCAAGGTACTAACTATCGACAAGGGACAATCACAGCAGACAATCGAAGAGGCAACAGAGGAAGCAGACCATCAGGAGAAACCCACTGAACCCGAAAAACAGACAGCAGAACAGGGCAGGGTTCCGGGGTTTTAAATTGACACAGTGGAATATTTAATGTTTAATATTTGTACGGATAGGGTAGCTCCTGAAAAGCAAGACTTCCTGACTTGCCTGCCGTACAAACCTATAAATCAGGACAGACAACAACAGGAGGTTGTTATGGATGAACAATGGAAAGATGTTGAAGGTTTTGAGGGCATTTATCAAATATCAAATCATGGAAGATTAAAGAGTTTTCATAAAAATGCAATTGGAGAAATCAGGTCTGTAAAAAACAAGAATGGATGGTATTTAACCGTTCCATTATGTGCAAGGTCAAAACGAAAAACTGCACGAATTCATCGCCTTGTTGCTGAGGCATTTATACCTAATCCTGAAAATAAACGGGAAGTAAATCACAAAGACCTCAATAAACAGAATAATCATGTTGACAACCTTGAATGGGCTACGTGCAAAGAAAACTGTGCTCATGCTTTATTTAATAAGCCGGAAATGATTGCAGGCATGAACCATTATAATCAATTTATTAGACCAAAGTCTATTCAACAAGTATCTTTCGATGGTCAATTAATTGCAGAATTCCAAAGTGGTGCAACCGCTGCAAAAACAACAGGCGTGTGTCAAAGAAACATTTTGCAAGTTGCTACTCATGCAGAATACAAGCCCGGAAAAACAAGGAAACAAGCAGGAGGATATGTATGGAGGTTCAAAGATGAAATTCAAAGCAATAGCCAGTTCGAGCAAGGGGAATTGTTACCTCTTGCAGTCGGAGGGAGTAGGTGATCTTCTCATTGAAGCAGGAATACCCTTCAAGAAAGTACGGGAGGCGTTGGGATTTAGCGTTTCTACTTTGGCTGGGGCGCTCATATCACACGAACATCTTTGACCATGCAAGGGCTGTTAAGGATTTACTTAAGGCGGGGATAGATTGTTACATGAGTATTGAAACCGCCGAAGCCGTAGGAGCAACTTATCACCATAGATATGTGGTTTCACTGTCTGACGAACAGATGATAATAGATAAATGGGTGGTTTTACCTTTTGACCTTCATCACGACGTACCCTGCCAGGGCTATTTGATAGCCGCTCCTGATGGTGAAAAACTCCTGTTTGTACCGGACACACCCTATATAAGAAACCGTTTTGAAAAAGTGGATATTATTGCTATAGAATGCAATCACCTATCGGAGTCCCTTTCTAAAAACATTCAGGGCGGCAACATCCCGGCAACCGTAGGACGGCGCATAAGACATAACCACATAAGCCTTGAGACAACTATAAATTTTCTCAAAGCCAACGACTTGAGCAAGTGCAGGCACATTTATTTACTGCACCTTTCAGACTCGAACAGCGATGAAGCACGGATGGTTAAAGTAGTACATGAGGCCACAGGCATTCCCTGTACGGCTTGCGGGGAATGACAATTTATATACTTAACAAACCTAATAAGGAGGTTTTACATGCTAACAATAGGTGAAAAGACAATCGGAAGTGCATCGAGGTTACTCGATGCTTTACTAAAGAAACACTCTCAGGAGATAGACAGCGCATATATTAAAGAAGAGGGCGCTTTTACTGTCAATATGAGTATCAAATTTAAGCCCGACGATGACGGCGGTATTGACATGGAGTGTGGCATTGCCTTTGTAAAGGATCGCGTAAAGGATAGCATAAAGGGGCGCGTGCAGGAGAATATGGACGGGCTGTTTGATGCTTTTGAAAAAGGTAAGATGTCCGTCACTATAGGAGAAGAAACTTTTGGCAAGGTGGTATCTTTTGAGGACTCTTTAAAATGACCTTAAAAGACCAATATCAATACAGGCGGTACAACAAAAAGGCCGAAGGTGAGAAGGATAAAAACTGTCGGCATTGCAACCATTGTAAATATAAGCAATATCTTACAGTTACTTTGTTTTGTAATATTGTTGAAGATACCGTCAAGGGTAATTATCTTTGCGGCCGATTTGAGAGGGGGCAAGATGAACTATATAGAGTTTTTACAAAATAAATCAGACAGAGAAATTAATACAGGGTTTAATCCTGTATGGTTACCCGAATTTCTGTTCGATTTTCAGAAGGAATTGACGGAATGGGCAATAATGAAGGGCAGGGCGGCTCTATTTGAGGACTGTGGTTTAGGCAAAACGCCCCAGCAATTGGTTTGGGCTGAAAACGTTTGCAGATTCACGGGCGGAAATGTGCTAATTCTTGCTCCCCTTGCTGTATCCATGCAAACAAAGAGAGAGGGTAATAAATTTGGAATAAACACAACAATATGTCGTACTCAAGCCGATGTAAAGCAAGGGATAAATATTACTAATTATCAAATGTTAGAGCACTTTGACACAGAAGATTTTACGGGGGTGGTGCTTGATGAAAGCAGCATCCTTAAATCGTTTATGGGAAAGACTAAAATAGCATTACAACAGGCATTTAAGAATACTAAATATAAACTTTGTTGTACTGCTACTCCTTCGCCTAATGACTATATGGAACTTTTAAACCAAGCTGATTTTTTAAGCATCATGCCAAGTAATGAAGCTCTTGCCAGGTGGTTCATTTTGGATACCATGAACTCTGGCAAATATAGAATAAAAGGCCACGCCATGAAGGATTTTTGGCAATGGGTAGGAACATGGGCGGCGTGTGTATCCAAGCCGTCTGATATAGGGTATGATGATGGTAATTTTAAACTACCGGAATTACATATCCACGAAATAACAGTAAAAATAGATCAAATAAAGGGCAGGGAAAAAACTAACACCTTATTTAGGATACCAGAAACGAGTGCTACAGGATATAATCATGAGAAAAGATTAACGATAAAAGACCGGGCACTAAAGATAGCCGAAATAGTAAACAACTTCCTTGAAGATGAATCGTTTGCAATTTGGTGTGATACAAATTTTGAGGCAGATGAACTTAAAAAATTAATCCCGCAGGCTGTTGAGATACGCGGAAGCGATTCGCTTGAAAAAAAAGAACAAACGGCAATGGATTTTATCAATAAAAAAATACCTGGAATTATCAGCAAGAGTTCTATTTTTGGGTTCGGACTGAATTTTCAGCATTGTCATAACACGTTGTTTTGTGGAATGTCATATTCATATGAAAAATTTTATCAGGCTACTCGAAGGTTTTGGAGATTTGGACAACCTAATCCAGTGAATGTATATCTCGTGCTTGGAGATACGGAAAGCAACATCTTGTCAGTCGTAAGAGGTAAGATGCAGCAGCATGAGGATATGAAAAAGAACATGAGATACTCTGTTGATAAGTTTAACATGAATAGAGGGAGGAGGACACTGACAATGGATTATGAATCAAACGTGGCTAAAGGCAAAGACTGGACGGCAATATTGGGTGACTCTTGTGAAGAAATCAAAAAAATAAAAGACGAATCGATACATTTTAGTATATTTTCGCCACCTTTCAGTAATCTTTATATCTATTCTGATTCCATAAGGGACATGGGAAACTGCAAAAACGATAAGGAGTTTTTCAGACAGTTTAAATTCCTAATCCCGGAGGTTAAAAGAATAACTAAAGTTGGCAGATTGTGCGCTGTACATTGCAAACAATTGGTTAATTATAAAAATAGGGACGGGGCATTTGGTATCAGGGACTTCAGAGGCACTTTAATTCGTGCATTTGTGGGCGCCGGATGGGTATTCCATTCCGAGGTTTGCATTTGGAAAGATCCTGTAATTGAGATGCAACGTACTAAATCTCATGGGCTATTATATTGCGAAATGAGGAAAGATTCAACACATAGCAGGGTAGGATTGCCGGAATATTTATTACTTTTCAGGAAATGGGGCGATACTCAAGATAAAGACCCTGACCCGGTTACGCATACAAAAGACAATTTTCCACTTGAGAAATGGCAAGAATACGCCTCCCCGGTATGGAAAACCATACGGCAAACTAATGTTTTAAATGTGCGACAAGCTCGTGAGTCATCGGATGAGAAACACATTGCACCGTTACAATTAGATATAATTGAGCGGGCCGTGGAGCTTTGGAGCAATCCCGGTGACGTTGTATTCAGTCCGTTTATGGGTATAGGTTCCGAAGGATATATGTCCATTAAAATGAACCGTAAATTTGTCGGGATAGAGTTGAAGGAAATATATTGGAACGCAGCTATTAAATATATGTCAGAAGTAGAAAAAGATAAAAGTTTACCCACATTGTTTGATATGGAAGTGGTAGCATGATCCCCTGCAACCACACATGGCAACCTGAAATATGTTCGGCGTGTTCATTCTGCTTTGACTGGATTGATTATATTATCTGCCACCTGTATGGATGGAGAATTGAGGTAAAGGAGGTAAAATGAACGATGAAGGCCCAAGCGTGTTTGAAGAATTGTTCCCGAAAGCACGGAAGGAATATAAATGCTGTGAATGTGGTAAAATTATTCCAGTTGGCGAAGAATATCAATATTACAAAGGCTGTTGGGATGGTAAGTGGAGTAAATTTAGAACCTGTATAGACTGTCATCATTTAAGAAATGAAGTTGTTGAAAGTGTCGGGACGGGTGAATGGCCACCCTTTGGGGATTTATTAGAATGGGCGGAGGAAGAAGGGATAAAACAGGAGGGAAAATGAACGGTTCAAAATATTGGCAACGCGCTCTTAGCTTAGTTGACGGTTGTACGCCCTGTTCACCTGGATGTGAGCATTGCTGGAGTGCTAATATGGCATATAGATTTATCAGAAACCCTGACCTTTCTGATTTTAGTAATTCATTAACCGGGTTGACCTCTGATGGTAGACCTATTTTCACAGGCAGAATAAAATTACACCTTGAGCGTTTAGATATTCCCATGAAAACAAGAAAATCTACTGTATGGCAAATATGGAACGATTTATTCCATGAGGATGTGCCAGATGAGTTTATCCGCGAAGTCCATTGGACAATGCAACGGTGTAGGTGGCATAAATTCCTGATATTGACCAAGAGGCATGAGCGTATCGCTCAGTTTTTTGCCGATAGACCTGATGCACCCATTCTGCCTCACGTTTTTTATGGCGTTACTGTTTGCAATCAGCCAGAAGCAGATGAGAAAATACCTCTATTGCTTCAAGTGCCGGGACATAAGTGGCTGTCAGTTGAACCTATGCTGGGAGAGATAGACCTCCATCTAAAGTGGTCTGACAGATGCACGCATATTCTCGAATCTTGTAATTATTTCCCTGGTGTTAAACATTCAGGAACATATCAAAACAAAATCAACTGGGTTGTTGTCGGCTGTGAAACCGGCCCGAAACGCCGTCATTGTGACATTGAATGGATACGCTCAATTGTGCAGCAATGCCAAGCGGGGGGAGTCCAAGTATTTGTCAAGCAGATCGAAATCAATGGTAAGGTAGAGAAAGATATTGAGAAGTTTCCGGAGGATTTGCAGGTAAGGGATTTGCCGTGGAAACAGGGGGTTATATGACTTTCTTAATATCTTACATTAACTCAAAGTCCACAAAGAACGGAAATGTAAATGAAATATTAAAACATCCTATCGAGGTTAACAATTCCATTATTGATAATGCAGGGGCAGCGTGGAGGGAATGGCGGAAGATTGAATTTAAAAAGGGGCCGGGGCAGAGGATGAGGTTAAAAAGATGATTTTTGAAACCTGCCCCGGTATTGAGCTTGCTGTTGCCGGATATTTTGACACTCGACGTTGTCTTATAGTGCCAAATGTGCATTGGGGTTTAGATATAAATCATGAATGCGATATGTTTATTGTCAATAAAACTGGTTTTGCCTATGAAGTTGAAATTAAGGTAAGCAGATCAGATTTAAAAGCCGATTTAAAAAAACCTCATCAGCATAAATCTAAGAAGATCAGACGTTTATATTTTGCAATCCCTGAAAAATTATTGTTGTGCCAGAGCTTAGTTCCTGAACATGCAGGGATATTATCTATCAGTAAAAGCGGCAGATTAACAAAAATAAGAGAGGCAAAATCAAACAAAGATGCACGGATATTGAGCGACAAAGAGCGCATAAAATTAGGACATTTAGCGGCCATGAGAATGTGGAATTTAAAAAAACAGATATTTGAAAAGATGAGGGTAGAAAGATAATGAAAGCTCCGGCATTTCAACTATATGCTGCTGATTTTTATATGGATACTGTAGGGTGGACGTGCGAAGAAGTTGGTTTGTATTTTCGTCTGTTAATGGCTGAATGGGTAAACGGCCCGTTGCCAAATGATGAAATTAGATTAGCAAAGACATGCCAAATGAGCGTCAAAAAGTTTCACCATAATTTCAAAAATGTCTTACCAAAATTTGTCCAAAAAGTTGAGGGATATTTAATAAATATTCGATTAGAACAGACAAGGGAAAAACAAGAATATTTCCAAGAATCTCAAAGACTTAAAGGTAAAAAAAGCGGCGAAACAAGAAGGAAAAAAATGAACCGGGGTTCAACCGGGGTTGAACCGAAAGGGCAACCGAAAGTCAACCCTTCATCTTCTTCTTCTTTTTCTTCTTCTATCTTCTTAAATACCTTAGAAGATAATATAAGAAAAAATATAAAAAAAGAATCATGGGAAATGTTTTGTGAAATGAGAGATAGAACAAAACATCCTCTAACTGAAAAAGCCGCAAAAGGTATTATTTCTGAATTAATAAAAATAAATAAAAATACAAATCAAGACATGAGTGAAATTTTAGAAAAGTCGGCGCGTAACGACTGGCGGGATGTTTACGCATTGACTAACTCAGGAGGTAGTAATGGAAATAAAAACGGCGCAGGAAAATTTACTCAAAAAACGGGCGGCTTTGGGGATAGTAGTACACGAGAGGGCACAAAATCAGCCTATCCTATCGACATTGAATGCGA